AAACCGCATTGCAATGGCGGCATGGGATCGCCTGAAGCCCAACAAGAGGGCGTTTTGTGAATACTACATTGTCAAATCTAACGGGGCAGAGGCGGCCAAGCAAGCGGGGTATAGCGCCAAGACGGCCAAGGCCAAGGGATCGCAACTGTTAACCTTAATTGACATCCAAGATGTAATAGAGGGCCTACAGGGAGAGCGGTCACGGCTAGCGATAATGAGTTTTGACCAGCGCGCGCAGATCCTTTCTCGCATCGCTGAGGGCACCGTTGCCTCTATGCTTGTAGCCGACAAGACCAACGAGCTTGACGGCAAAGGGGTCCATAAATCCGGCCCTGCCCTCGGGTCTATCTCGCACAGCAAGGCGTCTTCGACGTCATCGCAAGGCGACAGCGAGTCAGAGCGCTGGTCGGTTAAGACACGCGACCCTATCGCGGCGATCCATGAGCTCAACCTCATGTTCGGGGATCACGCGCCGAAGCGCTTGCAGATCGAGGAAGAGGGGCAAGGCGTGGACGACTTCACCGACGCCGAGCTTCAGGCGTTTTTGATAGATGGTGAGGAGTAATGGGTTTTCCCGTTGGCTTTGTGGAATTTTGTAGGGCAGTGTGGGGGGATAAACACGGCAGCAGCATTGACGCGGCATTTAGGGTGGTTAAGAACATGAGCGAACCGGAGAAAAACAGAATACCGCCGCAGGTAGACTGGGCTAGGACTCTCGCGGATTGGTCCGACATGCACGCCCGTTGTAGGGAGTGTTGCGGAACCAAGTACCGCGTTGATGAATACTGGCACTGCCCTATATGTGACCGGGTGCAATCTGCACCCGGCAAGACTAACGAAAAGGAGAAATAAATAAGTGGAAAAGAAATTCAAATTCAAACACGGCGTAGAGGTTCGGGATATTATAACGGGGCACAAGGGGGTAATTGCAGGGCGTGCGGATTATATTACGGGATGCAATCAGTATGATGTGGTGAGTAAGGAGAAGCCCGGATCTCCCGCGCGCTCGGGTTGGTATGACGAGGACAGGCTTGTGCTGACAAAGGCGAAAAGAATTGTCATTAAACTAGGAAAGCTTCCCGGCGGACCTGTTTCAAATCCAGCCCCAAGCAAGGGGTAGGGCAGCGGGCGGCCGACAGCCAATGAACATAGACGAGCGAGCACAATTGCAGTTTGATCTACGCGACGCCTGCTTGAAGGCTAATGCGCGAATTGCATGACGAGCACGGCTTGACCTATGGCGATATGATTGCCGGGCTTGAGCTTGCCAAAGGTGAGCTCATGGAGAGCATGCGCGTCAAGACGTTGCGGCTTATTGAGCCAAGGGAGAATTAATGTCTAAGCACAAGGCGGTAGAGCTCGGGCGGCATTGATATTTGCGCGGCCTCTGACAGCCGGGGGACAATATCAGCCGGGTCAATCTTCGTGAAGTCCCGCGTATACTGAGGCTCCCATAAGGGCAGGGTGTCATCCCATGCGTGCGTAATCTGCGCGCCCTTGCGCTCGGCGTCCTCAAGCATCTTGGCGCGCTCTGACATGACGTCGGCAATGTCCTCTTGATCGAATGCCTTTGCCTCACCACTGGCAACTTGACGGCTCTCTTGTTGCACCATGAGCCCGATAGAGTCGCCCATTTCTTTGCGTAATCGGTTAAGCTCGTTGCCGAGGGACTCAAGCGCGGCAGAATCCGGCATGATATAGCCGGGCGGCTGCTCGCCCTCGGGCACCATGATCGGATAATTGTACCCGGTCAACATGGTGACGGCTTGCTGCGCGTCCACGCTAAACGCCTGCATGACCACTTCAAGCGTTGCGGCTGGCATGTGCATTTGAGCGAACACGCTATTAAAATAGTTTTGGCGGTTGCACGATTCAAGATCCATGATCGAACGATTGACGCTCTCGATAGAATCAAACCAATGAGGGCGTTTGCTTATGCGACCAACCGGCACCCAAGGCACGATGTCAAGCCCCTCGGTTGGCTTCTCTTCTTGCGATACGATTTCATCCTTGTCTTTGTCGGTCACGCCGAACTTGTAGACAGTGACATTGCCCGGCTCCCATAACTCCCTCACCCGCACTCGACTCGCGGGCTCTTTTAAGCTCGCACTCTCAAAGCGCCAGTCCTCAAAGAGCACCGCCTGAACCTCGCCGCTGTCGTCAATTATCCAGTCAACAACCTTGAGTGGACTGATCGCCTCCCAGAATGGGCGCAGCTTGAATTTCTCTTTGACGTCTTGCGTGATCTCGACTAGCTCGCCCGCATCGTCAGTCGGTCGCTCGGGTGCGTTAATCTTAATCCAACCCCAACGCGCCACGGTCAAGAAGCTATTAACGCCCTTCATTATCTCGTCAAGGTGATGGCCCTTGCGGTCAGCGTCGGCCAAGAAATCAGGGTCAATGTCTGCGCGCTTGGGGCTCGTGCTGAAAATCTTCTGATCGATCTTGCCGACGACTCTATCAAGGTGAGGGAAGACGTGCGCCTGATCCTTGCGCCCGGTGATCTTTGTGCCACTGTTGTCACGTCGAGCGGCGGTGCTGTTGTTGTCGCCTATGCTGCCGCGCACGCCGCCAGCCCAATCAACCTCGTCCTCGCCAGCAAAGCGAGAAAGTCGAGCCTCGATATATTCCATGCCGCCGCGCCACCCGAGGATATTGATTGCAATTTGTTCGCGCCGCTTGACGAGTACCGGGTGCATGCGCTCGGCAATAATCTCTCGTTCGGTCTTTGCTTTTTCGGCCATAGGTCGAGCTCTCTAGGTAATTAAAACGCCACCCTTGGGCCTGACGGATTCGTGATAGATAATTGCGGCGGGGTCAAAGGTGTCATCGTGCTTGCCGTCGGGGAATGCGCGCCACTCCGATTTAATCTTCTCATCATGCGGCCCCTTCAAAATATGAATGTGTCCGGCATCGCATATCGGCTCAAGGTCTGCCATCTTAGCGCTCTTGTCGCCTTGCAAGATGCTTTTATTAACAATGGCTCTGCCAGTCAAGACCTTTCGAAGCGTTGTGTAGGCATCCTTGTAGGCTCCGAACGCCTCAATATAGATCCTAACCCCTCTGCCATCAAGCGCGGCCGTGTCGCAAATAAGCTTGTTCCGCTTGGGCGCTTCCTCTTGGCACCATCGAACATCCTTGATCCAAAGGTGAGGCATTGTCACGGAATGCGTCTTGCCGTCTTCGCCCTCGAATGACTCTGGCTCGAACGTGACAGCCCCAAGCATGCCGCACGTCGCGTCGGGGTCGTCTTTGTTTCGCTCTTTGGATGTGCTCGCCAAATCCCAAGCCCGCATATAGGCCACCTTTGGAAAGTCAGCCTCGTCTGTATGCCACTTGATCTTGTTTACGTCGAAGCGGTTGCCGCCGTCGGGCAGGGGCTCACAATCAAGCATCCCGCTGGCCCACTTCTGCAAGGTCGCGTACTGGGATAGATACCAAGCCTCGCTAAACATTTCGGGGAAAAGGTAGGTCGCCACCCCGTCGCTGTCTATCTCTCGGGCAGGGTACTTCATTTCTTCGAACTGGGGAAAGTCGGGATTCTCGGCCATGTGCTTTTTGAGCCTGCCGCGCACGTCATCCTCGTGCATAGGAGTGGCGCAGATTATGCCTATGCAGGGGTCCGGCCGCCGCGTCATAAGGTCGTTGATAAACGCATCCCAAGTCTTATCACGGTAGGTCTGTGAGCGTGCATCGGCTCGGCCTCGGCAGTAATCGTCAAGGGTGAACAGCCGCGCGCGCTTGCCGGTGATACCAGCCAGTAGGCCGCATGCGTTGACGACGCCAGTGCTTCCCCTGACGGCCCACTTGGTCACACCGTCATGACCGTGTGCAATCCGTATTTCTGGGAACACGCGCCGGTATTCGTCAGAGTTGATAATCCGCTTGGCATCCCTTGAGAAGTCCTGCATTAAATCGGAGTTGTACCCGGCCATAATTATGTCAGGGTGCATGTCGTGACACCGGCCGTGAAAGTAGCCCGGCAGATAACGACTCATGAGGTCAGACTTACCATGCCCGAAAGGCACGACAAAGTTTAGAAACGTGCTCTCGCCTTTGTTCAGATCATCTATCGCGAGGTCTATCCGGTTGGCAATATCTCGGGTGTGCCGTCCGATCTGAAAGGCCCAAGGCTTTTGCCAAGTGTAGCCCATGTAAGCTAGGTAGTTGGTGCGGGCATTGCGCCGCTTCATAAGGCGAGCAGCGATGATCTTATTTGAAAGGCCGGGCGGGCGCTTAGTCGCTAACACCGTGCGCCTTTTTCCAGCCCTCGCCGTCATCGTCCTCTGGGCTGTCGGGGCGCGCCATCATTTCTTGCATAAAGTTTACCTTCACACCATCGAGGCACCCCAGAATATCAACGTCGGTAACGTCGTCCTCGTGTCGAGCTCGATTGACTACGATTGAGAGCGCGCTTATGAGACGTGTTTGCGCGGCGTTTCTGTGCTTAGACATTAATTCTCCCTTGGCTCAATAAGCCGCAACGTCTTGACGCGCATGCTCTCCATGAGCTCACCTTTGGCAAGCTCAAGCCCGGCAATCATATCGCCATAGGTCAAGCCGTGCTCGTCATGCAATTCGCGCAT